GAAGAAAACCAGTTACACCTTCTATTTTTCGCCAGCGTCTTTTTATGATTTGTTTATCTTGGACAGCACTACATCAGGTATTTTGGATACCAGCCGTCTAGGTTGGTAAAGGAGAAACATTATGGCTACACAGTGGACAGCAGGTACGACTAGCGGGCAGGTGTTGACTGCGGCGACGCTTAACACCATTGGGGCCGCATGGGAAACCTACACACCTGCAATTACCGCCTCAACAACAAACCCTAATCTTGGGAGTACAGGAATTGCTACGGGTAAATATGCCCGTATCAACAAAATTGTTGTTGGTCAAGCGTCATTTACCTTTAACGGAACTGGTATTGCCGCTGGGACTGGTTTCTACTTTTACTCACTACCGATTACCGCTTTGGCTTCCGGAACAAATGTTGGAAACGCCCACGCAATAGATGTAAGTACTTTTGCCACGATTCAAAATTCGTTAGCGACCGATACCACCACTCGATTACTCGGCGTAGGTACTGGTGGCGCCTCGCTTGCCGGTTCAATCCAATCAACAACTTTTGTTTGGGCCGCTGGCGATTTTATTAGAATCAATTTTTGTTACGAGGCGGTATAACCATGACAATTAACCTAATCACACCATTCGACGGGGACACAATCCCAGACAAACACCTGCTGGAACGCATGCGCCTGCACCGTGACCGTCTACTGAAAGAGTCCGACTGGACACAAACGATTGACTCACCCGTAGACCGTGAAGCATGGGCGACCTATCGCCAAGCCCTACGAGACTTCCCAGCCACATGGACACCAGGCCCCGAAGCCGACTTTCCTGATACACCATGAAAACGCTCGCCGTGATCGCCGCTCTTGCAGTTGTCCTCATGTTCGTCGTTACAGGGTGTAGCGACCGCACTCGACACACCTGCGAACAACAACCCACAGCGCCCAGATGTGACACCTCAACAGGAGCAACCACACCATGAGAAAATTGAGCAACTCCGAGATTAAAGCCCGACTGATATTTGTCGTAGGCGTGACCTTGTCGTTCGTGTTTGGAATCTCAATGCTAGGAATCTTGTACGGCGTTTTATTCGTCGTACAACCGCTTGAACCATCACCCACCGACAGTTCTTTCATTGACGGTATTTTGGCGCCAGCATTTATGGCACTTTTAGGTTTGCTTGGTGGAGTATTGGCAAGCAACGGCCTTAAAGACAAGGGAGACAAAGATGAGTCCTAGACCGTACACAGGGAACAAAGACGGCAACCATCCAACCGAACGACCCGGAACAAAACGCTTTGTTGAATTCATGGAATATTTGTTTGGCATGAAATCGCTTGGCATCTACGCCAACCGTCCGATGCGCGGCTCAGCCAACCTTAGCGTCCACGCAACATGGCGCGCCGTAGACCTAAAAGGTAAAGGCACCGCCAAACAAAACGCCGACGCCCGTAAAGCGATGGTTGAATTCCTGTTTGCTCACCGCGACATTTTGGGCATAGAAGAGATCCACTGTTACGACGGCGTAGGTTGCCCAATCCCAAACCTGACCAAGTTTGGTGGTGGCTACCGATGCGACCGTGACGCGTGGAAAGCGTGGACCCCACAAAAGAACGCAGGCACCCCGGGCGGCGACTGGACTCACGTCGAAATAGCACCAAATATGGCAGATTCTGCGACTGCTGTAGAAAAGGCTTTCGCCAAGATTTTCGGCTAGGTCCTTGACAATCGGCTTGGGAGTCGGTCAAATGACTGGCAACCAAGTGCGTCCCCCAATAGGTGGACCCCGACCGCAGGAGGAAAGCAATGCAACAATCCCTTTTTGACGTTCTTAACGAACCCGTTGAAACAATCACCCCTTACGCAGGCACTTCAGGCTGGTCAGGATCAACGACCAGCAAAGAACGCGCCGAGCGTCAAGACAAAGACGGCACAACGTCTAAACGGCAACAAGCCGTCCTGATCGCTCTCGCTGAACTACGCGAAAAAGGCGCAACATGGATAGAACTAGGAAACCTTCTAGGACTTCATCACGGTTCAATTAGTGGCGTCTTATCAAACCTTCATCGCGAAGGTCTCTTGTGCCGACTCAAAGCCCGACGCAACCGATGCCAGATATACATTTTGCCCCAATTTGTAGGCGACTCAGAACTAGAACCATTCCGACCTAACGTCAGCACTCGACTACTGGCCGAAATACTGGCAGAACTTGAAACAGATTTAGCAAAAGGTGCGGTCGCTTTAGCGCGTCACCGCATCGCCTTAACCCTTAAATCCTTAACATCGGAGAACAAATGAACTTAAAACGACTAACCTTTTTAGCCTTAGGCACTTACGCAATGTTGGCAGTCTGGGCGATTACGGACGTACAGGAATCGTCACCAAGGCTCACTATTGCCCCCCGGCAAACAATCACATTGCAAGACCTGACACCTCAGCAACTTGCCGATCGCGCAGAGCAACTACTAGCAACAACCACAACCAGCACCACCACGACCGTCTTGGCGTCACCACGGATCGCAGAAGTACCACTCGAAACCAAATGTCAAGAATGGTTCCCTTCAGCAATCTCGGTTGGCTGGCCTAACAACACTGAAACACTGCAAAAACTTGGTCGCCTGCTTTGGAAAGAAACCCGATGCCTAAACATCACACCGATGTCCAGTGACCCCGAACTAGCAGACCGTTTTAACGGCCACGACCACGGCGTCGCGCAAATTAACGAGATCCATACCAAGTACGTGGAACAAGTGTTTAACATGCCGTTTGCTGAAGCCATGTCAGACCCAACCCTCAACCTCAGGTTTGCTTACCTGCTTTACTCTGACATTGCTGAGGGTGGCGGTTGCGGATGGAAACCATGGCGACTTTGCTAGCGCGCTGGTGGGATCACGCGGCGTGTCGAGGCATGGACCTAAACCTGTTCATCTTTGAACCGGGCGAACGGTACTCACGCAAAAAAATTGCTGAAGCAAAAGCCGTTTGCGCTACCTGTTTCGTCCGTCCCGAATGTCTCGCCGAGTCCCTCAAATATTCCACGACCCAACTTGAGTGCTACGGCATATGGGGGGGTCTCACATGGAAAGAACGACGCCAACTACAATCCGACACAAACCCAGCCACACCGCTGGTGTACCGTGACGGCAAATACCGACAAATCAAGGAGCCCCGACCATGAACAAAGAATTAGCGGAATTGACCGCCATGATCTCCAAAGCCGATATTGCGATGAAAGCATCTATTTGGGAGATTGAACGCCTTAGGGACGATGTGGCGATGCTTAGAAAGGCGCTCTTTGAGTTGGCTTATGTTGCTGAGGAGCACGGCATCTATTTGTCCAACCTGACCCGGTCAACTCAAGATGCGATCGTGGCCATGAGGCTAGGCGGTTTCAAGTGAACTGCACACAATGCGAAAAACCGTTTACCACCGCCAGTATCAGAATGCGTACTGAGTTACGAGGAATCTGCATTTACTGTGCCAAGGAAAACAATTTTGCTGGCATGACATTGGAGGAAGTCGCTCGATGCGTGTCATTTCTTAAAACAATAGAGGATTACGAAAATTCTACTTTTAGTCAACGCCGACACTTAAAGGACATGGAATCGTGAGTTTCAATCCAGCCGACTACGCATCAGTACAGGAACGCCTGCCACTGTTTTGGAAAGACTGCGCACGCGGACGCATCATCACCGAACTGGTCGTTGACGACGGCACTCGAATTGTGATAAAAGCAGAACTGTATGCCGACATAGCCGACGCAGTACCGACCACTACGGGCTATGCCGAGGAAATCCGCGGCTCATCCATGGTCAACAAAACCAGTGCGTTAGAAAACTGCGAAACCTCCGCTATCGGACGGGCCCTAGCGAACTACCAGTATCAGGGCTCCAACAAACGTGCCTCACTAGAGGAAATCGTTAAGGTGTACCGCCAAGGTGGCGAAGTCGCACCCACAAGCCCAACAGCCACAAACAGTGACACATCAGCCGCACCGTTTGAACTGCATCATATGGGTAGAAAAGCCCCGGCACGAAACCAAACAATCGGGTCATCGGGTGAACCGCCAACCGCCAAGCAACTTGGGATGCTTCGAGCCAAAAACTGGGAGGGTGCTGTTCCTGCGACTAAGCGTGAAGCGTCCGAACTTATTGATCGGCTAATGAACGGTGGCTGACCCGTCCGAAGCAGAGTTTCAGAAAGCGGTCATCACCTTGGCTAAGTTGCATCGCTGGAAAGTCATGCACACCCAGCCCGCACAGATCCGACCGGGTAGGTGGATCACGCCGAACACAGGCGACCAAGGCTTCCCCGATCTCGTGATGGTTCACCCTGCACGCGGATGCATTTATGTCGAACTGAAAGCACCCAAAGGCGTGGTGTCTAATACGCAGTGGGAATGGATCAACGCTTTGGAAGACGCAGGGTGTGAGGTCCACGTCTGGCGGCCCAAAGACCTAGAAAAGATTAGCGACCGACTAGCAAGGAAACCATACGATGAGTGAGTTTATGCAACCAATCAACCCGATGCGGATATGGACTAGACACGGCGATTTGCGCTTTGCCCACCCTGTGTTTGCTATCGCTATATCAAACCAACATGATGTCGAATACCTGACCATTAACGGACAGTTTGAGTCAGTACGAAACATCACCCATGCCGAAGTTATGTTGAACGGTCAATGGACAGCCCTACACACTTTAGAGATACGCCACCCAGCCACCTGATACTGTCCTTCCACAATTGACACCATCAGAGCGCACAGAGGCGTTCACTAGCCCTTGCAGGAATCTGACCCCTGCTCTGGGAACACTCGGTAACGAGGGTAGACGCTCACGCCTAGTGAGCGATCAGCGTTCAAACGTACATTGCGAATGGTTGTCCACCGAACAAAACTAGACAGGCTCCCATGGGCTACTTGCCCTAAATAGTGGGGGACACAAACCACACGCGCAACCCATGACAAACGACGACAACCGAGCGAGTGCCCTTCTCGCTTGGGCGTCAGTATCTCTTGACCTTGACCTATGCTCTTGACATGAGCGGCAACCCTGTCTACGGAACCAAACAATGGAAACAACTACGGGCCCAAGTCATCCAAGACGAACCCGTCTGCCACTGGTGCAGGCGAAAGCCCTCAACACAAGCAGACCACGTCATAGAAATAGACGCCGGCATAGACCCATACGACAGAACCAACATTGTCGGATCATGCGCCAGTTGCAACGCCAGCCGAGGCGCCACATACGTCAACCGTAAAACCGCCGCTCGAATACAAAACCGCAACAACGCCACCAACGCAACGACCAAACCATCCGAAAAAAGAAAAACGGAAACACCGTTTTCTTTTTTAGACAAACAGTCCACCCCGAGCCCCTTT